CTCCGTTATGCGCTCGTCCCCACCGGCCCGCACGCGGGCGAGCAGGCGATGGACTCGGTCGCCTGCGACCTGATCAACCAGGCCTACGACCAGTTCAACAAGCCCGCGCCGCAGCCGACAGGCAAGCTGACCCGCAAGGCTTTCCCCTCGCCGAACTACTCCTCCCGGGGCGGCGCGACGGTACGGCTGATCGTGATCCACACCGCCGAGGGCGCGACGACCATCGAGTCGCTCGGCAACTGGTTCGCGAATCCGGCCAACGACGTGTCCTCGCACACCGGGATCGATGACAAGGCCGGTGTGATCGGCGAGTACGTGAAGCGCGGCAACAAGGCCTGGACGGCGGCGAGCGCGAACCCGGTCGCGGTACAGACCGAGTTGTGCGCCTTCGCGAGATGGTCGGCCTCCGAGTGGAACAAGCACCCGAACATGCTGGAGAACTGCGCCCGCTGGATCGCGGAAGAGGCCGAGGCCTTCGGGATCCCCATCGTCAAGCTGACCTCGGCTCAAGCTCAGGGAAGCGGAAGGGGTGTCTGTCAGCATGTGGACTTGGGTTCGTGGGGCGGCGGGCATTGGGATTGCGGCGGTGACTTCCCGATGGACAAGGTTCTCGACATGGCTAAGGGTTTCTAGGGTGGGTGCGAGCGAGCGGATGGAGCGGTTGCTGGAGAAAGAGGAGGGCGTCGTCTGGCCCGAGCCGCGTGAGGATCTGGACGAGGAACCGGACGAGCCGTGGGCGCGGGATCGGCGTTCGGGGGACAGGTTGCCGGAATGGATCCCGTCGCAATCGGAGCTTTCCTCTCCGGAGTAGCCGCCGTGATCAGCAGCGCCTACGCGATGCGCTCCGCTCACCGTCGGGACAGCGCCGAGTGCGAGAAGCGGCTGGAGGCGTTGCGCGAGGGGATCAGGATCGGGCGTGAGAAGACTCCCTGAGATCCTGCTCGGCCTCGGCCTGGTGCTGGCGGTCGGCGCTGGCATCCTCGCCGCTTCCGCGTTCGGAATCGGCCAGCAGGCTCCCACGAAGACTGTGACCATCGACGTGGCGACCGGAGCGACGGGGCCGCGAGGCCCGGCCGGAAGCCCCGGCGCGGAGTCCTGTCCGAGCGGCTACACCTTCTCGGCCGTGGTCTTCAACACGCCCGGCGGGCACCAGCAGATCGCAACCTGCCTCAAGGACTAAGGAGGGACGATGGCGAAGAAGCATCCCGGCTTCAAGGCGGTGCAGTCGAAGATCGCCAAGCAGCAGGGTGTCAGCCAGAAGCGGGCGGGAGCGATCCTCGCCGCCTCGACCCGCAAGGCCTCGGCCAAGGCGAAGAAGGCCAACCCACGCTTGAAGAGGGTGAAGTGATGCCCGGCAAGAAGTACGCCTCGATCAAGAAGCCCGCCATGTACGAGGATCTGAAGCAGAAGGGCTACTCCAAGTCCTCGGCGGCGGCGATCTCCAACGCAGCGGCGGCAGGCACGCTCAAGCGCGGCAAGAAGAAGCGCACCAGCCAGCGTCCGAAGACGAAACGGAAGAGGTACTGATGGCGAGCAAGAGCGCACCTTTCGGCGGCAAGAAGGCGGCACCGTTCGCCTCGGCTTCCAAGCCGGGCGCGAAGCGCCGTCGCAAGAAGTCGTCCCCGAAGACGGCCAAGGGGACGATGAAGAAGAACGCCGCCTACTGAGGCTCTGTCGGCGAAGGGTTCTCCAGTAGCTGACAGAACAGACGGGGGAGCCTCATACGCGGCAGGCTCCCCCGTTAACACGAAGGAGAACCAGGTCAGATTAACCCGCAGTAGCGGGCGGTGTTCGGCCAGGGGTAAAACCCTCGTGTACGCCAGGCACGCTCGGCCACCCACATCTGCTCATGCGGAGTCCAGTGGTCGGCCGTGCCTTTCCTGCGTAACAGGTCGTGACCGTAGGTGGACATGAAGCCCCAGTCCATCTGGAGGCCTCCCCAGTACGGGGAGCCGGGGTCTGTCCACGAACCTTCGTAGCGGTGGATACAGAGCCACTGCGCCTTATGCGGGGGCGCGTAACGCGGGACTGCGTAAGCCGCGTGCGAGAACACGGCGTAGAGCACGACGGCGGCGATTGCCGCCAGGATCAGCTTCGTCATCCTCACCTCCGAGTCGGGGGGAACGCCAGGCTCGGATCCGTCTGGAAACCACCTCCTTTAAAAAGAGCCGTGGCGCGAAGTCGCGGGAACTTGAGGAGACCGCGTTGCCTCACGCCACGGCGTCTGTGCAATCGGGGCGTATCCTCTCACATGTCGTGGTCGTCGCCGAGGTTTCGCCCGAACGGGCCGAGCACGAGATCGCCGTACGCGCGCTGCGGCTCCTCAAGGCCAGGGAGTCGCCCTGCTTCTTCCTCCAGTTCGTGCGCTGCGTGGACGCCAAGACGGGAGAGGAGTTCAGCTTCGACCTGCTGAACCGGCGCGAGCGCGACTTGATCGACCTGGAAGGAAAGCCCGGACTGTGGTTCTGGCACCGGGCGGTGCTCGACTCCTGGCTGACACAGGAGGTGTCGCTGGAGTACAAGGCCCGCCAGATCGGCGTCACCTGGCTCGGCGCGGGCTATGGCCTCTGGATGGCGCTCTTCCGGCCGGGCACGCGGATCCTGATCATCTCGATCAACCTAGAGGAGGCGCAGAAGGTGATCGCGCGCATCTGGGGCATGTACCAGTCCGCGCCCGAGTACCTGACCCGGCATCTGGATTTGACCAAGCCCTCGCGCGGTGGCTCCCCGTCACAGGAGATCGAGTGGCTCGACCCAGAGACAAATCGCCGCTCCTCGATCCTCGCGCTTCCTTCGACGCCGAAGGCGGGCCATGGCGAGACGGCCGGGCTGGTGATCCTCGATGAGCACGCCCGCCAGGAGTACGCGCGTGAGTCTTGGAAGGCTGCCTTCCCGATCATCGACGGCGGCGGCAGGGCGATTATCGTCTCGACCGCCAACGGTGTCTCGACAGAGGACGGCGAGGGAGAAGCCCAGGGGAACTTCTTCCATTACCTGTGGGTGAATGCCGAGTCGATGGGGATCGAGCGGCGCTTCCACGGCGTCTTCACTCACCCGCTTCGCAACGAGAAGTGGTACCGGGAGAAAGCGCGCAGGCTCCCGGCTTCCGACCGGGCCGAGATGTACCCGCGTACGCCCGAGGAGGGCTTCATCGGCACCGGCCACTGCTGGTTCGACCTGGAGAAGCTGAATGCCTACCGCAACCGCTGGCGTGCGGAGGAGCGGAAGTACCTCTATCGGATGACGCTCAAGGAGACGTACCGCAAGGCGTCGATCATCAAGCGCAAGGACGGGGAGTGGCGGATCTACGAAGAGCCAGTTCCCGGGCACGGGTACGGGATCGCGGCCGATGTGGCGACCGGCTCCGGCAACGACTTCTCGTCGGCGCACTGCATCGACCTGACGAACGGGCGCTGGGTAGCCGAGTATCACGCCAAGGTCGAGGAGGACATCCTGGCGAAAGACCTCTACTACGCTGGGAAGTGGTACGGGGGATCCTCCGGCTGTCATGGTGATGCGCTGATCGCGGTCGAGGTGCAGGGCGGGTACGGACGCACGACGGTAATCTCGTTGCGCGACGGGATCAAGGGGCGCAAGGCGTACGTCAAGCTGTACCGGCACCAGACGACCTCGGCCGAGACCATTGACCCGGACGAGCGGTCGAACTTCGGCTTCCCGATGAATCAGGCCACTCGTCCGCTCGTGATCAACCAGTTGGAGCAGTGGATCCGCGACGAGCTATGCCCCTGGATCACGCCCGACCTGGACGCCGAGCTTCGCACCTTCTCCAAGCGCGAGACACGTCCCTCCCCACGCGCGCTTCCCGGTTGTAACGATGACCGGGTGATGAGCGCCGGAGTGTCGTTGGAGCTTTATCGGATGTATGGTCACCACGAGCGCAAACGTCGGCCGAAGCGAACTCGTGGGCGCTGGAAGAAGAGTCGCTACGCATGGGAGGTCGGCTGATGGCGATGGACATGATTGCGGGCCGTGCGGCACCGCCCGATCTCGGAGGGGGAGGGCCACCGCCCCCTCCGGGCTTCGACCCGACGGCAGGAGGGCCGGGGCCTGGCCCCGGAGATGCAGGGCCACCGCCGCCCGATCTCGCGGCGATCCTCGGCATGGGTGGCACGCCGACGGCGGGAACCTCCGACTCGGCCAGCATCGTGCAGCAGATGCTCGATCTGAGCCAGTCCTACCTCCAGAACGAGCAAGACCAGGAAGACCTGCTGGCGATGCAGAAGATCGCCACCGAGCTTCAGCAGCTTCTGACCAAGGATCAGCAGGACGCCGAGAAGATGATGGCGGGAACGCCCACGTCGCGCGGTATGCGGAAGGCTCTCGCGGGCACGCCCGCTGGCCCCTAGTCCCTCATGGCCCAGAACCCGCCCCAGTACAACCCGAACGCCAAGGACAGGGCGGCGATCCAGGAGGTCAAGGACTGCATCACCGAGGGCAAGCGGTGGCACAACTCCTTCGTGCAGCGCGTTGACCGGCGCTACGAGGCCTGGCGCGGGATGCTGCCCGAGAACGCCAAGCCCCCGGCGGGCTGGCGCTCCAACCAGCATCCGCCGTTCCTGATCAACATCGTGGAGGGGATGCTCGCCTCGCTGGAGGAGCAGAACCCCTCCTGGGAGGTCGCGCCGCGCGCGATCCCGGAGATGGACATGACGGACGCGCTTGCCGCCGTTGACCGCTCCGAGCTTGCCTCCTACTTGATCGGTCACCAGATGCGCGTGGACGGCTTCACCGAGAAGACGGGGCCGCTCGCGCACCAGGATCTGATCGCCGGGCTGACGGTCGCCAAGGTCTTCTGGTTGAAGAAGGAGATCAGGCGCAAGACCTACGAGGAGACGCCCGCCCTGATCTACGACGAGACGGGCGGCACCATCGACATCGCCAACGCGCTCCAGGAGAACGAGACGATGACGGTGGTGCGTGACGACCCGACGATGGAAGTGCGGGACGTGCGCGACTTCATGTACCCGGAGTCGGCGATCTCGGTCGAGTCGGCTCCCTGGGTGATCGACCGCACCTTCGTCACCAATGACACGCTGGAGCGGATGGCCGAGCTTGGCGTCTACAAGAACGTCAAGTACATGAAGCTGGCCCGGATGGACGACAGCAACATGGGCCAGTCGGACGCGACCTCCGAGCGGGAGAACCGGCTCCGCAACGCCGACCGGACGCGCGGCTTGAACGAGATCATCGAGCTTTGGACGGACGAGAAGGTGGTCACGCTCGGCAACGGGCAGGTGCTGCTCCGCAACGAGGACAACCCGTTCGAGCACGGGCGCAAGCCGTTCGTCGTCTGCTCGGCGATCCCCGACCTGTTCCAGATCCCCGGTCTCTCGGTGATCGAGGGACTGGCGGGGATGCAGGAGATGCTCTGGACGCTGACCAACCTGCGGCTGGACGCGACCAGGATCGCCTCGAACGTGATCACGTTGATCCGCGCCGACGTGGACGATCCCGAGCAGTACGAGTGGGCACCGGAGGCGCAGTGGATGGTGCCGGATCCGAACGCCGTCAAGGTGATGGACATGGCCCCGGTGGCCGCTGCTGCTGCCTCGACGCTCCAAGCGGAAGGCCTCCTTCGCGGCGACATCCAGAACGTGATGGGCGGCTTGCCCTTCACCGGCTCGGCGCAGTCCCAGACGCTGCCGACGGAGACAGCCACGGGCGTCTCGATCATCACCAACATCGCGCAGGCGATCCTCGCCCGGCGCAAGGGCCAGTACCAGAAGATGTTCGGGAAGATCGGCCAGATGTTCCTGGAACTCGACCAGCAATTCCTGCGCGAAGACCGGATCGTGCAGGTGCTCGGCGAGAGCGGCGCACGCCGTTTCCTGGAGGTCGGCTGGCAGGACGTGCAGGGGATCTACGACGTGAACCTGAAGGTGACCGGCGAGTCGCTGATGCGCCAGGAGCGGCGGGCAGAGAACCAGGCGCTGCTCACGACCGCCATGCAGTCGGCCCCGATCATGGCCCAGTCCGGCATGCCGCTGAACCTGCGCCGCTTCTGGGAGAAGCTGCTCGACTCGTACGACATCTCGGACAAAGCGACCTACTTCGTGATGCCCGGAGAGCAGGCCGGGCAACAACAGATGTCGCCGCCCGG